GGTGACTGCCGTTTTTGGTTTTTTGCCTGCGTGGCTTATTGGTTTAATAGCTGTAGCTATTGGTGCGGTTATCGTTTGTCGTTTTATAGGTAGGTAGCGATTATGAGAGAATTGAAACTGGTAATAGAATTTTGTATTCGTATTTTATCTATAGATCTAAATGTTGAGGGCTACCATTTTACATTGGCAAACGTGATTATTTATGGTTTGGTTGGTTTTATCATTCTATATATTCTTTTCAGAATATTCCGTTAATTCCAACCTTCCATTTCTTTTTTTAGGTCTTCTTCTGGGCTTATTTTTTTTATTTCCGGCATACTTTTTATTTCTCTGTAGGCATCTACTATACCATGTTTTGTTGCTGCTTTGACTGCGGTATAGATGAATAGCCAGATCAGAACCAAAATAATCAGTCCTATAAATAATGCTGTTCCCAGAGATGCAAAAATAATATCACTTACACTCATTGTTTTCCCCTCCGTATGGTTTTTTTTCTTTATCCTACCATATGCCGGGGGATCTATCAAGAAAGGTTGAAAAATGAATGAAGAAACACTTTATGAAAACGTTGAAATATTGGATGAAAGTTATATTGTTGACACTGTTGAAGACTCTGATGCTGAGTCCCCTCGTGTATCTGATTGTTATGTATATGATGGAAATGTACAATGTGGTACTGTCTCGGATGTATCCGGGTTTTCAGGAGTTCCATCTGTGGGCGATGGAAATAAAGAATCGTCTGGGAGCTCTTACTATACTGTGGATGTCAGCGGTAATTCTATACCTTTTTCTGTCTCTGGTTCGGACGCTTCGCAGAAACAGATGGAAGTACAGGATTTATCTGCAAACGATCTTGAGCCTTATTTTACGGCGATAAATTACAGACTGGATACAATTATTTTTCTGCTGCTCTCTTTTTGGGCTATCAAGAGAATAAAAATTGCTGTTGCTAATATGACTGGCCGTAGCCTGGATGGCAGAAAGGATGTGTTAGACAGATGAGTCCATGCGCAGATTTTACCTGCAGGTTAAAAGGATCCTGCATCAATGAGGACAATCATTGTCATGATCTTATTGGTTGTCGTGTGATCCGTGCCGGGGATGATATCCAGCGGTGCAAAATGTGTTACCTGGTTAATAGTTGTCGTTATGCAAAGGAGATAATGAA